GTTCCTTCGACAATGAAAGAAAGAGAGCCAAGCTGGCTCGACATTGACGTCAAGAAGAAATCTTCAATGGTACCAAAGTACTTACGGATATTCTTATCCGTATCATTTCTATCTAGGCCATTTAGAGACTCAGTTTCTCCCGTGATAAGGTCTTCGACCCAAAAATTCAAATCAGTTTTAGCCTCTTGGGTTTCTTCTCCTTTGAGCTTCTTGGTATACTTCTCGCACCTTCTCTCGATATGAAAGATATTGTTCTCAATAACTAGCTCAACCTTTCCACGACCCCATTGGCAATCTTGGTTAATGGTATTATAGTTCTTTCTATTACCCTTCGAAGTTGTATTATAGATAGTAAAAAGTAAGCTATCGATGATAGAAGACTTACCAGAGAAGTTCTTGCCAAAGATACCAACAATGCCCGTTACATCATTGAAATCAATATAGTTACCTTCACCATAATTGAAGAGATTGTCCCACTCAAGCCTCTTGAGCTTCCAATTGACATTGCGCATTACGCTTTCATTCTCTTCAATCGATTTATTATACTTACTATTAAGCGAGTAAACACGATTAAGCACTTCATCTGTTACCTTATAATCATTAAGGTATTCTTTGATGAACTTCTCCTGTACAGAAGTGCTTCGCAGATCTTCCTGAATATCTTCATGAGTTACGTCAATAGAATTTCTTGTCTCGTTAGCCTTATTCAAAAAAGTAACAGATGTCGGCTTATACTTCTTATAGGCAACGTCAATTACCTTCTTAAGCTCAACCATTGGAATGCTGGTATTAGATACCAACCTAAGACGAGCATTAGATGGTACTTCAGCATCTTCCGGTAGCTTTCCTTCTCTGGTTAGATGGACCGTAACAAAAGGCTTAGAATTACGTAGGATATGATGCTCTACGGAAAAATCAGTCTTGCTACGAATATCCCAGAGCAGGAACCCTTTATCATTTGTCTCAGCGTGATTCTGCTGCATTGTTGAGCCGGGATATCTAATCCTACCATCCTTATCAAGGATCTGGTTAGTCTTATGGATATCACCCAACATAGCGTAATCAAACTTATCAAAAATACCAATGTCATGATCACCATGCTCCATGACCCATCCCATATCTGTAGTTACACCAGATAGAGAACCATGATATAGAGCAATGTTAATCTTTCCTAGATCAGTTGGATCAGTCCAATTTGTTTCATCAAATACGCTCAATACATTCAACGTAATATCTTTATCAAGTGAAGTTTCTCCAGACTTCTTGAGAAGATGAAGGTTTGGAAGGTTGAGGGCATCTATGATTGGAGTAAGAGCATCCTGCCTATTATTATTCTTTAGGTTACCATCATGATTACCAAGAATGATGTAGGTTGGAGCTATACTAGCTAAGTTACGGAAAAACTCAGAACACATCTCAACAAACTCTGGCGAGATTTGTGTCTTCGTATGAGCAATATCTCCGCAATGCACAATGTAATCTACTTTCTTTTCTGTAAGAATTTCATACAAGTGCGAGAAAGCGTTACGGTATTCTTCATGATATTTGAGATTACGAATGTGTGTATCCGCAATATGAGCAATCCTTACCATTTATACTCCTATTTTAAAATGACAATTCAATCTTTCGTCTCTGCCAATAGTTGATATCAACTAGCTTGGCATTTTTCTTTCTCTCTGCAAATTCTTGCTTTGACATCTCGCCAACATCAGAGAAGGGACTGATGTCGACTTTATAGAGTTCTATATCATAGTCTAAGAATTGTTTAATAATATCTAAAGCTCTCTTCTCTGCATCTAGATCAAGAGCTAGATAAACTGGTGTATCGTGTTCAACGACTCTATTGACCAACAAGGAGCCTTCTCTTAGAGTTGTTCCAAGGATAGGTACAGCGTTCCCAGCCACGATTGCATCAAACACACCTTCGACGATTGTAAGATCATCATCCCAATCAACATAAAGTTCATTAAAGATAATATCTCTGCTAGCCTGAGGGGCTAGATACTTTCTCCATTCACCCGTATATGACCGTCCAATAAAGTAATCCAGATCACCATTTAGATTGAACGAGGGAACAATGATACGACCAGCATAGTCTCCAGAGGAACAAAACCCTATCTTCCACTTTAAGATATCCTGTTTAGATACTCCACGCTTATGAAGAAAATTTAAAGCAGGAGAAGCCGTTACTGGAAGATTCTTTGAAGCAAGGGATACAAACTCATCTGGTAGATCAACAAGCTTCTTTTCTACCTCATCTGTTCCAAACAGTTTCTGGACCATCAAAGCATCAAATGATGAAATCTCCGTCTTTCCTGACAGACGATCCCATGATTTTAGATGTGAGAAGGTGCCGTGCGAACGCACAACTCTACGAATACTGGCTCCATGATAATCACACACCCAACACTTGAACTTATCCTTCTCAATATTGATTGAGAGTTTGTTCTTATGGTGATTACATTTGGGGCAGCGATAAAGACGTTCAGAGCCAGACTTGAAAGATTCACCAAGAATCTCTCCTAAGATATTTACCTTTTCTTTGAACTCCACTTTAGACCAGCTTTTGCTACAACTAGGCTATCTGCACGATCGTATGTACCGGGCGCAGGGTTGCCAAATTTGGTCTTATCATAAGTAAAGTTAGGCTCTTTGTCAAGGATAAATTTTAAAACATGCTCTTTGATATTTGCTCGAACGGACTTCTCTCTAGTCTTAAGACCAACAGCATTTCTAGCTTGAATAGCTGTAATAAAATGTGGAGTTAATCCAAAAACTTCCCATACAATCCATGATACGATTCCATTGAATCTGGCTAGTGTTAAGATCGTCTGAGCTGTTGATTTACCCCTGCTTATCCACAGGGGAGACTCAATATAAATCTCTTCTATTTTAAATCTTGATTTAATATCAAGAAGATAGTTCTTCACCTTATCTGCCTTGGCGAATATATCCATATCCTTCTTTTTGCTTTGGCTATTCAATTTCCAAGCTTCGCAATAAAGTATCTCATCGCCCATACTCAATACTGTGGCACCAGTTATTGAAGTTGATATATCCAAGCCTAATATCATATTAAAAATCCAGTTTTAGTTTAAAAGTAAATTCACGATCTTCTTTCTTTAATATCGGCTTGGCCAATTTTGCGATCGCAATAAGGTTTCTATTTTCATCATATATGCCTATCTTAGATATCCATGTCTGTTTAGCAAACTCTGGGGCTGGATCATTATAAGGTGAATATACTGTATTCTTTATTTGAAGATTACTATTCTCATGGTAACCAGAACTGCCACTCCAAAAAATGGTACTTTCTTGATCATTTTTTAAATATGTGGGATTATTAGAATGGTTCAATTCTCCCTTTTTTGCATGAGCTAACATTGTTAAAGTAGAGATATTTGTAGTACCATTCATCTTCAAATAAAAACTTGAGTTTATAACAGAAGTAGGAGTATCCTCGATGGTTTCTGGATCGTTCGGCAGCCCATTTTCGTCAATATATCCTTGAGTTCCCCAATGAATCCATCTTGGATAATCTAATTGAATATCTTCTCCTTCCACTATATTTATAGGATAAGGACAAAACTTATATCTTTCTTTAAAGTCAGTAGAGAGTTCCCATTGACCAGTTAGTATAATAAATCCCTCATTATATAATACAATGCCAGCTACTTTGCCAGTATTTCCCTGCAATTTACCATATGTTTGTATAAGTTCGCCATTCTTATTTACATCTTCTAGAGTTGCAATCACTTCTCCATGAATACGATATTCAAGTTTAACGCTTCCCTTCTCGATGTAAGAGCCAAAAAATATCGAAGGTACACTTATCAATGATAGCCGATCTGTCATCAGATTATGATAATCAGATTCAAAAGCATAATGAGGGCTTAATAGTTTATAATAATTAAGAGTATTCTTTAGTGCTACTAATCTTCTTCTATCTTTTCCGCAAACATCATAGAATTCATCCTCTGGGCTTAGATACCTATCGATAGATATGGTGCTAGCTTGTGGATATTTTCCTCTTATTTCGTCTCCGTAAGAAAAGGATTGGTATTCTTGCAGCGATATTGTTCTAAATGATAAAGAGGTTCCGGACTTTACTATGAATGGATAAATCAGGTCCTCTTCTCTTCTATTGATATTTATCTCATAAAGCTCTATATGACCGGATGGAACATGCTTTATAGTTTCATTTTCAGAAAATGTTGATTGTTCATAATGCTCACCATTATAATAAATCTTCCTATCATGTATGAAAAATTCAATTTTTGGATGAGTCTCTAATACATTACGAAAAATGTCATTTTCTTGAAATTCATTATAAGGCATGGTTTTCTCTATTGGTATTAGTAATCCAATCTAACTCTTAAGACCATTTCATTAGTGGGATCTTTTCTTAAGACCTCAGACAACTTAGCTACAGCAAGAAGTTCATTATCTGAAGAATATAGTCCAACAGATGAAATATATGATATAGGAGCATCTTCAGTGCTATCCTTAACTCTTATCTTACTATCTTTTAAATATGTAGGATTTGAACTATAATTGAAATCATTGTGATTTACTCTACAAAAATATATTGTAGAATTTAATTCTGTCGTATTGTTGAAAGCTAATCTAACTATTCTTCTACGAAGCGAAGAACATGAAGTTGGAATATCAACTTGCTGTAATACATCTTCTATATCAAGCTCTGCCGCCGATTCTTCATCTATATGCATAACTGGCTGGACTTCACTACCGGGTAGCTTACCATAGGTAACATCAGGTGAGGCATATTTATTAAATACATGAGGACTTAAGACTACAACTCCGGCTTGATAATAAATCAATCCACATCTCTCATCTATTCCTATAGTATCACTGGAGCCATATATGATAGTATCAGTTGGAGTAACACCATCTGCTCCAAAAGTGACCAACTGTTTGCATCTTAAAATTCCATAATCACCAGCCGGTGAATTGACTCTATATCCATTTATCGAACCATTATCAGATGCATCGGATATATAGAGAACCTTACGTTCTTCTGATACTCCTTGCTCAAAAGGATTTTGACCCACATCCAAATGAATATGAAAAGAACCCTTCTTTATTTCATCCTTATTTAAAAGTCTAGCTAAGCTAATTACATATAGTTCATCATATTTTGTACCACCTTCCAGAATATCACCATCAGCATCAAATCTTAAAACGCCGCCGGTAGTATTATGTCCTGCAAGTACTTGAGCCATTTGAGTATATATTCTAGCCTTCTTAAGATAAGAAGTATCTTGATTATTCAATAATTCAGATTTACCTGATAGTCCTAAAGTCATATCAAAAATATGATTTGCTGATGATCTCAAATAAGGATAATCATAAACACTCTGAAACATCTTATGCGGATAATTCTTAATGTTAGTACCCTCTGCATCGTCTTCAGGCTCTGGGTATGTACCAAATACGATTCCTCCGTGAATTGGAATTGCTTCGTGCAGAAGGGTTCTAGTAGTCGTTACGTCGTCGTTTAAAAACGTCTTAAACATTGTTGCCATCTTATATTACTCCTCAGTTATCTAGCTTTAAAAATCTTACTGGCATGTCAATACTAGAACCTGTTGTAGCCCCAGTTATTCTTACGATTGAATCAATAAATTTATAAGTCTTTCCTGCTATATCAAAAGTACTACCTAGCTTATCAAATAAATAATCACTGGTATTTAGTTCTAATGATGAAGCAATCTTGAATTCTATTGTGGTTCCTCTCGGGCCTCTAATGACTTCTGTTCTTGCATTTGAATTTCTTTCTCTGTTTAAGGACACAAAATTTATGTCTTGACCAAGTGATAGATAATAGCTTGCTACGTTATCATCATCTATATAAGAAACAGATGCTTGCAGAGTTCCTTGCTTATCGATAATTCTTCCGAATCTATTGTCTATCTCGATGACATATTGTGTTTCATTTAGATCGTTATCAATAGCAAATTCAGAATTAATTTCTTCTGTATCTAGACCCTGATCTATTCTGCAATATGATCCGACTGTTCTTGTCTCGCCGAACATTACACCTTGGACTAGTCCATTTAGACTTGTGCCAAAAGCTTCTTCTGTATCCTTATCAACTGCACAGATAAAGGCGTTATAGTCTTCGCTCATTCTAGTATCATTAGAAGCGGCTTGATTTATTTTCATGATAGGTAGAAATAGAAGATTATTTCTTGGAATTGAAATTAGCTTAGACTTCATTGAAGACATATTATTAGTAAATGCTTCTAAAATTGGTGTCATTAAAATATCTAAATCATAATAAGCTGAGCCATTAGGATGCGCACCATCAGGGTGATTATTGTTTCTATATAAACTATAGTCTACCTCATCGTCTCCTAAGGCAAATTTGGCAATTCTAAAAGAGCCATCACCTTTTGCTAAGCGTGCTCTTCCAGTATCTGTAAGAACAGCATCTAAAATAATATCACCTGAATTGTCTAAAAAAGCCATAATTTAAACTCCTTACTATATTTAGTAATTACTAAAGATTAAATAGTCATAAAATATTAAAATAAACTTAGAAATTAGTTCTATTTTTAATATGCTCATGTTTGAAAACAATATTCAAATCGATTTTTTTACCAGTTTGTTTTGATGTCAAACGAATTTTAAACTTCTTACCCCATAATGATTGATCTTGTATGCCCAAAAATATCGTATCCTGTTCAGAAAGATTAATAACACTATCTAAGTCATAAGATATATTACTCTTTTGATAATTTATCAATCCCTGAGGATACGAAGGAGTTATTTGTATTAATCTCTTGAGTGCTCTTGTGAGCTCTTTATTGTTTTCTGATTTTAGATCATATAATTTAATTATTGGATATACAGAACCATTATCATCAATATTCTCTATTTCATATATTTGTGATGGATATGAAATATTACCATGATTATCTATGCTTCTAAAAGTATACCAATATTTTTTATTTGGCAAGATATTATCAATATAGGATATTGATGTAGTTTGAACATCAGAATTCAATAGCTTATCCGAAGATATTGTAATAATACTTGACTCATCAATATCAAAATCACGATAACTATATGGTTGTGTATCTATTCTAAAAATCTGAAATATCACAGAGTGATCGTCTGATTCATATTCAATTGGATCATTAGATTTTCTTCTTTGATGATCCCTGAACATTTGATTAAATTGTTCTTCTTTTAAAGAAATAACTTCTGGTAGTCTATGATATTTTCCAACTGTTGAATTTATATTAAATTTAATCTTATCCGCAACACTCATTAAAGGTATTACTTCTATGTCTGGTGCTGTTGGCGGTTTATCGAGTAATAAATTTATATAATTATAATATGGTACTTCAACTAGTTTTAAAGATGGTTCAGTTCGTACTGTACAACCTGCTCTCCCTGTACTCGCATTATTCCAGATAGAGTTGTAAGAATATTTACTTCCAAATACTAAATGATAAGCATAAATATTATAAGAATAATATGTACCATATTTTACTTGAGTATCAATGTAGTTAATAACGTCTAATTTATTTGAATTTGGCAGCCAAATATTTTGAATCTCTTCGCCATTAATGGCATCTTTTCTTTTCTCAATACGATAGAAAACAGTTTCTGAATAAGCTTTTTTACCCATTAACATTTCTTGATATGTTCTTGTTCTAGACCTTATTAATTCTTTTAGCTTAGAAGAAAATACATATGTCATTAAAGTACGATAAAATACATAACTCGGATCATCTGTAACTTCTTCAGATTGTTCATTTTTACCTAAAAATATTGAGTCTTCTGAGTCAAAAAAACCAACTGGTGATATAGTTTGACCATTTACAAAATCTTCATACCATTTATTAATATCAAAAACTCTTCTTTGCTGAGTAGAGATATCTACTTCTGATAGATTTAATCTATTTTGAAAATCAGATTCGTCTTGAACACTTAAGCCAGTTTTAATTTGTTCTATAAATTCAGAATACTCAGAACTATGTTTCGAAACAACATTCATTAAATAAGATGATAATCCAGATTCTTGTAAAATATTGCCGAACTCAATATTAGAATCTGTTCCAAAACTTATATCCATAAACATTGGAAATAATTCTTTTTTTGAATTATATTTTTGAAATAAATCTACATTTTTATGAGATATAAATAAATTACTAAATTTATTACTTAATTCATTTATTTGTTCATTAGTTAATTTTAAAACTTCTTTGCCATATATATCGAAATATTCAATATTTGAATCTAGATTTATCTTTGAATAAAGAGAAAGGTGTTTTCTGAACCATTCATTTTTTACATCATTAGTTTGTTTTGATAACTCATCATTAAAAACATATAAATTTGGCAATATTGCATCATGAATATTAGATATATTGGATTCATATTCTTTGATATAAAAATTGTATGTCGATTCAATATTTGCAACATTAGTTGACATAATTGTATTATGATTCTCAATGCTTTTTAAATCAAAAGGAATATTGACATCAAAGATATGATCTTCATATGTCTCTTCATCAAGAACATTAGATATAATATTATTAAATATATTTATAGGATCTTCTTGCGTTCGATATGCAGGTGACAAAGTATTTCTTGTTATTTGAATTACTTCTTCAAAAGATGGTAAAGATAAATTATTACTTACCTCTTCTCTTATGGCATTCATGGGCCTGAACCAAATATCGTAAGGAGAGCTAGTATTTCTACCAGTAAGAGATAGCTCTCCGGAGTCATATCTACGATTATCCCAGTATAGGCCAGATACTAATCTAAATTTATCTGTTATTGAACTATTGACATCTTCATATTGTAATATTTTTTGTAAAATATCATCATATGACATTTTTTGTTCAACGATTGTAGAATTGAATATTTCTTTCTTTTTACCAATTGAATTTACAATATAGGAAAATCTTTCATCTATTTCTAAAGTTTCTTCATTTCTAAAGAAGCTAGCTGGGTTATTAGATTGTTCTCTCAGAAGATCATTAATTTCTGCTGGTGTTAATCTTATCGCCATCTTAATATAACTCCTATATCGTTACTAACGGTCCTTCCTGAATTAATATCAGTTTCAATTAAATTGACGCCAGATATATCTGAGGTAAACTGATCGCATTGATAAGTACTGCTTGTCGATTCACTAGAGATAACATTTGTAACTGTTATGCCAATTGGCATATTTACTCCTATTCTGTCTATATTCAATTGATTATTTTCTATTACAATTCTTTCTAAATCTATTTCACCAATATCAATTGACGAACCTGTTAGAGAAAATGCTTTGAGTATAAAATACTCATCATATATAGATAAATTATCTAAATGATTTGGCCTATTAATTCTCAATATATTATTTGAATATGGCTTCATTCTACAAAGTAATTCTTTACCTATTGAATTTTGCCATGTTTCATAAGTTAGATTTTGCCATTTTGAACTCTTTAAATTTCCATCAAAATCTTTAAGAACTTCGATTTTATTAGTTAAATGATAAAAAAACAAGTACATTGGAGAGTACAATGAATTAATATTAATTTCATTTCCCTCTTGATTTGTAATGAATTGAGGATCAAACCACCTGAATATAGGCTTCAACATATCCGGGTTGGTTAATGATAGAAGTATTCCTTTGAAACTATTTGGAAGTTCTAGAATATTAGATGAATCAACCTGTTGATTATTCACAATATTTCTAGCTATGAGCAATGAGTTCGATTCATTTCTGTTATTATAATACTGCCTTGTTATAGATAAGAATTCCAACATTATAGGATTTAAATTTTGATTTTGAGCTCTATCTCTTAAGACTGCTTGATTTCTAGAAAGAGTAGAAGGTACAGCAATATCTCTATATAAATTTTCAGTATGTATGTCGATTATCGGATCAAGATTTTTTTCTTTTCGATCTAATAAACATTCATTAGGTAATAAAACATCTTGTGGCGTAAAGACAGGTCTCTGTTGTCCTACGTTTCCTTGATTAATTATAATACCTGATTGAGATAAATTCGTTCTCAATTCTTGCTCTAAAATGTCTTCTGGTCTTGGTCTTGGGACAGCTGAATTAGGATCAGGAATCCTAAAAGGATTTGATGCATTTCTTATAATAGTTGATTCAAGTGAGGCAAAAAACGATGGCTCGCTCTGTCCTATAATAGAGATTGGTAAATTATTTGGATTTATTGTACCAAGGATAGTATTACCTATATTTGGTATATTAACCGGTCTTAATTCAGAAGTATTCATTAATGATGGAGCTATTAAACTGGGGCTTAAATAAGTCCATCCTGTTCTTAAATAAGAATCGCCAGTTGTAATACCTTCTATATCTAAAGAAATATTTTCATCAATGAAGAAATTTCTCATTTCAGATAAAACTCGGTCATAATAATATTGACCAGTTATAAATCTCATACCTTGATAATCTGGTATATCTGACGGATTTATTGTTAGATAATCTAATCCATATTCTTTATTAAAATTTGAATCAATATAATGATCAGTAAACCAGTGTGATATGTTTATTATTCTTGGTGGAGATGACAAGCTGTTTTCTTTCATTAAAGAATTCTCATCATTTCCTAGAGCAATATCATAACCAATAATGGTAGCTGTCTTGGAAAGAAAATTATCAATAAGTTTAATAACAGTCTCAATTCCTTTAGGACTGCCAGAGTATGGATCTGCTAATTTTAATAAAGATTGTAAATCTTCTTGCTCAGTTAGGACGCCAGTAAATAAATTCAATATTTCTAAATAATTTATTATAGGGCTTATCCAAGGGGCATTTTTTAGTGCTGCATTATTTGGATATAAACTATATTGTTCTTCAATAAATTTATTAGTAAATCTTCCTAAATCTATATTAAAATTACTAATTTGATTATTTTTTAATATGTTAAGCTTTTCTTTTGTTTCTTCAATATGAGGATCGTCTGCTTCAGATATCAAGTTATTTATTCCGATCTCAGAAGCTTTTAAATAATATTGATAAAGCCTTGCTTTATCACGCTTTAATTTATCAATAAGTTCATAAACAAACTTTTGTGATGCATCTTCTATGGAAATATCTAAACCATATTGATAATAACCATCTGTTACCTTGGAAATAGTTTTATCAGTAACCTTAAAAAATCTTACATCTTTTAATGTACTATCCAAAGAAAGACCAATATCTCCCTCAGAAATCTCGCCTGTATCAAGTATCATGGAATTAATTCTACCTAATTCAGAATCTGCTGAATAAGTAATTATGTCATATGGCGCATCTAGATCAAATGGGACATATCCATCAACATAATTACCATTCTTGTTCATGGTTCTTATAGGAGTAATTCTTCTTCTTTTTATTTTAATATCTTTAATCTTGCATTTTTTTAAGATATTTTTTATTTGACTACGAGTTCCTCTTAGGAATAAGTTTTCAAAAATAGAATTTTCTTTAAGCATCCTCTGGTAATCTAAGGCAAACATAAACCTAGAATTGCCGTCTCTTGATTTTGAAATAAAAGCCTCTGAAAAATAAACATTTTTTGGCTTTCTTATTTCCCCACCGGATTTTAAGTAAATAAATTTATTCGAAGGATTGATAATATCATTTTCAATAGATGATAAATTAATCATTTTTCTTGCAAGAAATTCAATTATTCTAAAATCTTGTATTTTATTATTTGGAACTTTTAATAGCGCAAGAGGTTTTGAAGTCTCAGCAGAATACTTGTAGCCAGTAAACCAATTACCTTGTCCGTTTTCGTTCACAGGACCGTACCAAGGTGTCTTATCAGACATCAAAAATATATTTGAAGTTCCTATAGTTATTCCATTGTCAATAACAATTTCAGAAGTTATTTTTCCATTATGATAACCTAATGTTAGATTGTCATAAGATAAATTATAATCATTAACTAAAAGCTCCATATCAATGCTACACATTAAAAATAATGAAATATGCTGTGAATTATTTTCTTTAATTTTAAAATCAGTATTAAAACTTATATTGTGTACAGTATTGCCATCTTTATCTAATTCAAATGAATGTTGAAATAGATTCTTTTGATCTTGAGAAACGTCATTTAGGAGATTAAATTCTTTGGTTTGTATATATTTTTCAAAAACTTGATTTAAGTTATTTGTATCAAAAGAAGCTTTTAAAATCTTATAAGCACTTGAACCATCATCTATCTGCATTTTAGAGTTTATTATTTTAATAGCATTATTAGAAGTAGATAATGCAGCAGTTATTGCCGGGTTTGATACTAACAATATATTCAATTTTAAATATTTAGAAAATTTATCTTCAAACCATTTTGATATAGGGTCATTAGAATTGATAAACTCTTTTAAGGAACAATTGACAGTTATCTTTAATGTTTTATCTGAAGAGAAGTTACTTCTTAATTCTGCAATTTCCAACTCATGATCTATATGAGGATCAGAAAATGAATAAGGATTTGTACTATTTTCTAATATAATACTATTAATCATTACATTTGGTATTATATTTGCCAATATATCATCTTGTTTTTCTAAAGAAAACATTTATCACACCTCATGCAATAATATTACTTCGAAGCCAAATATAGATTTTCTTCTATATTATTTTCTAAAGATGATGTGACACTATCAGAAATTTCATCATCAAACTTTATATCAAACCAATATTCTACATAACTAGGATCATTATCAAAATATTCATTATTTTGTTGATTAAGTTCATTATCTATTAAAAATCCATTTATTATTTCTCTCTTTGTTGCTTTAAATGATAAAGGAAATAATCTTTCATTTAATGAATCTTGTTGCTCTGTTCCAGAAATAATATTTCCTTGAGCATCTGTTCTTTCAACTAAAAAAACTTCAATATCAAAATTTTCATTTTGAAACTCAGAGTTTAATTCTTTTACATCAATAATGATATTATCTTCAATTACTTTAATATAGGAGCCATCTCTAAATTGAATAGCAACCGTTTCTAGGTCTCCTTGCTCAGATAAGGTATATGGCTCTCCTGTCATTTCAGGAGGAGAAGATGTTCTATCTTCTGGTGGTAAATCCATACCTATTTCAGTTTTATAGACTACTGGTTCTAAAAATAATTGTGGAATTTTAATAGTTTGAACGTCTCCGGTAATAAACTTATTACTTGATTCAATCTTTCCTCTTAAGAGATTTATTTTCCATGCTGGGAGTTTATTTACAGCTAAAGATGAATTACCAAGAGGCGCAGAAAGGGCATATCTTTTCTCTACAGATGGCTGAGTATATCTTCCACTTCTAGGGCCAACTGAATTTAATTCTTCATTTAGTTTTCGTATCTCATCTTCTCTACTGCTGAAAACATATTGAGCTTTAATTCTAGGAGTTTCTTCTTCAATTCTATTCTGTGTCTCCATGTGATTTTCTTCAATATCCGCATAGGAAGAATCATATAGAATATCGTCATCAAAAAAAGCATACATCTTTGGATTAAACTTACCTAAAGAAAGAAGATGTTTACCATATTGTGTTAATTGCAATTCAATTACTTGTTCTTTAGTATCTAAAAAACTCATTGATTACCTCCTTGATTATTCATCTCTAAAGTCATATTTGGCTTAATCGAGATGCCTCCCTTTATCTTGCAAAGCTCAACAAGACTGCAAAAATCATATGGCCAATTATAATTATATTTATTTTTATTAATATTAGTGCCATTAATCATATCATAATAATCATTATTAGCTTTTCTCTTGACCCTAAATACTAGCCATCTGATATTGTTGGGAAGCTGCTTACCTTCGAAGAAGTTGTTCTCGTCTAATTCATGCTCTATGAATTGATTATCCTTCGAAGCTATCTTTGCTCTCTTTGGCATCAATCCTTGCCAAATATTAGCCAAGTCTTGAGAATCAAAATTATCAGTAAACTCAAACATGTACATTACAAAAGGTTCAATGTCTTGTGTTCTCATAAAATCAAACTGTGGTGGCAGATTATACTTTCCTATTCTTTCAACAAGTTCAATGACAGAGCTACCAGCATTTCCTTGCTGAGCTGCATTTAGCAATGTTCTTGATAGCTTAAAGAAGTTTCTACCAGAATTAGAAATAGTATTTGCCAGATTAGTTCCAGATATTGGACGATCAACGAATGGTATCATTACTAAAGCTTCAGATATCTCTTTACTATCAGCTATTTCCCCAATTCTTGATTTTTGCGATGTAAAGCCGCATACATCTATAAGAGAGCCTATCTTATCATCACATGCATTCAAATTTCTACGAGAATAGAATTCTCTATCTCTTTGTATTTCAACTTCTCTATCGTCACTTGACAAATCTATATTCTTTTGAGAATCGATATAATAAATTCCAAGTTTTCCTGTTGGATTCATCAATGAATCAGTCTTTGACTCCAAAGTTATTTTTGGACTTATTCTAGCAATGATTCTCTCTACTTCCTGTCTCCCTCTTCTATTATTTAAGAAATTACGCTCATGATCATATATTATTTCTACTATTACTTTAGCATTTGTTTCTAGTCTAGAATACTCTATATTATCTTGTTCTTCAGATAATCTTTCACGAGACAAGCCTCTAATTTGTTCTCCTTCCAATGAAGACACCCAAACTATTCTAGCATCCCATGGGTAGCTTCTATCTCTTGTTCTACTCATTTTTATATGATAGACAATAGCATTTGCTAAATCCGATGAAGTTGGGACATTTGATGTAGCTGGTAAAGCCAATTCGTCAATATTTGAAGCATATCTATCTGCTTGTAAATAAGCTTCAATATCATATTCTCCTGACATACCTACTGAAATATTTTCTAGTGTTGCTCTTGGACTGGTTCCAATTGTTCTGATGCATGCGTCGGCTGAGTAAGGTATAAATTCTGATGAGTTATCGGCTGATAATATTTCAGCTATAGATGAATTCATGTACTTGTCTTGCCATGAATAGAAATTAACTCTGCCACCTACAGACTCAATGGCATTAGAAGGTTGTCCAATCTTTATATAATCAATTCTTCCAGTTGGATCTTTAAGAGTAATAATATTTCTATTAGCCTCTCTAGTATCATGAGGGATGCCAATCAAAACTGAATAATCATTTATCTGTTCCGAAGAACAAACTGGTGATTCTTCAATGGCTAAGAATAACCCCTGTTCTGAAGTTGGGATCTCTCCATAACCTCCCCACATGCCTGTACCACACTGGTTATCTTTATTAAGATAGCTTAGATTTTGTTCAGTTTTAAAATTAAGAGCCGGGCTTTCAAATTTTGGCGATATTGACCAAACAAAATCATCATTCTCCTCAACGAAGCGATCAAAATTTATCGATGCCTGAATAGGCATTCTTGCTTGATAAGCCGGTGTATCGTGCCATTTATACGGCACTTCTCCTATGGCGGCCAAATAAAGTTGAGAAGCTGTCAAGGGCTGACCTGAAGTTCTAGAAGAGAAAAGCTGCTCCATTTCTTCATTGATATAATCAATTTCTAAATTAAGTAGTATTTCTCCAATCGTAGGCTGCCCGGTTCTTGGAGCTTTGAATTTCAATCTTGCTTTTGCACGACCATAGAAATAAGGTGGAACATAAGCAGCCTGAGATGGATCAGAAATAGAAAGATGATTTAAATTCTGATCGGCATCTTCCGGCAAATATCTCATAGATGGACCAAAGTAACGACCATGGGTTGTCAGAGGAAGATCATTATTATCAACACCAATAATAACATCTTTACCATTATGTGGACTCATGATCATTTCGAAATCATTTGTCTTATATAGATGTATATCAAGATAGTATGTCCAACCTTCTTCTACGTGTTTCCACTGACTTTGTGGAGCTGATTTAAAATTAGTTAAACTATTATTCTTTAAGAAGAAGTTTGGTATCTCTGCTAAGAAGTTATGCATGGCCATTTCATATAATGGTTTTTGCTCACCCGTCCACTCAAAATACGGATAACGCTCATTGCTTCTTACGCTTAGAGAAGAATTTTTATAGTTCTCTTGATAATAAGATGGAGCTAATAAGAACAGCTTTGAATCCTCCCGATCATTTATCTTAGGGAGATAAGTATCTAATGATATTAAAGATTCAAATGGCAATCTAAGTGTAGGAATAGTATTAAGAACTCCTCCTTCAGCATCAAATAATCTTTGAGCATCATTATTCTCGATATTAATATTAGTAAGGTTAGATATTCTAAAATCAACAACTACACGATCAATATAATCGAGAATATTATTGACTATGTTAGATAATGTCTGACCTGATATACCTAATAATAAATCTTCTCTTAAAAGAGACGAAATATATGGAGAGTTAGCGAATCTATTTATTTCTTGAATTGAATCAAATTCAGTAGTATAAGTTCTTAACTCATCCCTAAAATCAGCTGCGCTTCGAAGCATTGATTGCCTAGCGTATTCCTCTAATTCTCTCGGAGTAGAGATATTACCAAGAGACACTTGTCTATAAATGTCATCAGTCACTACTCTATTTAAAATATTTTGAGCTATAGTTCCTTCGTATCCAGTGAAAGATTCAGTAATAGAAGAAGTTATTTTAACACTATTTTTGACAAATCCATATATCTGCTCTTTAGCCTCATTGCCAGTAGTTCCAGTATATGAAGCCCAATCTACTGCAATGCCAGACTTAAATGTGTTAAACAATATTCCCGGAGCAAAGAAAGGCTGTAAAGCAGCTTGTTCAGTTCTGGCTCTTGAAGTAGATTTATTTTCTTCTTCCCCTTTGATAAAAGGCATAACGCTATCATAGAAAATAGAACCAATTTGTACAGCATGCTGAGAAGGATAAAACCCATTGTATGGAATAAGCTTCTTTACTGCATCAACTTCAAGACGGAAAACCTTTTTATTATCAACAACTTCATGATCATTAATCACTTTTGTTAAATGAGGAATTGTATCTGTATGAGCATATGACTTAAAGAATTCTTCATTCCATACGTACTTATCGCAAACATCTTCTCGTTTTCTTGGGATTCCAAGTTTGAACCATCCTATCAACTCTGAACAAGCTGAATTAATAGAACTTCTAATTACCGGCTCCCCACCATTTTCTGAAACAGATTCTGGTTCTTCTGAAGTTACAATATCAAATGGACCATGATTTAGGAACACCGGTGGGATGCTTAGATAAGCCGATGGATCGGGAAGAAAATTGTTTCTCGGTAGAGAAAATCCTGTTCTCATTTGACCATTAACATAGTCATTAATATTTCCTAATATATCCTGAAGATTATTATATTGTTCTGTCGGGATACTATCCGAGTCTATAATCGGAATTCTAATTGATTCAAAATCATAGTAAATGTTTTCAAATACTTCAATATTCTTGCATACAGTCATTGCATCTCGCCATTCAGCATAAAGTTCATTAGCATCCTGACATTGAGATGAAAAGATTCTATTTGCTAAATTATTAAACAATCTACCTGTCTTAGAATAATAACCATTATTCTTATGATCAAAAAACCATGCATACTTATCAGGCCTATTGTGCTGATTATTAAGCGCATGAGATGAAGTGATATTACTTAATCCGGGATTACCTCTAAAAATCAATAAATCTGTAGCTTTTCCATTGAGGTACATATCTTTCGCTTTAGCAAAAGAAATATGAGATATAGTTCTTGGAAAATAATTCTTGAAGAATAAGCTTCCATCTTTACGGAAAATATCTATAGAATCTTCTCCGAGACCCGTAATCTCCCTCATTCTTGTCGCATTTAAAGCATTTGAAGGAATCCATACACCGTCGACAAATAAAAGAACTCTATGTCTATATTCAGACGGCTTATTTGATGTGCCGCCGCCGATATAATACAAACATATGTTTTTCCACTTGTCTTTCAGTTCGCTGGACTTAATAGCAAAAATTAGCTTATTTCCAAGAGAGTCTTCCCAAATAAGATCTCCGTCTTGGTATACTCCTTCATCTAGGTATAGATAGGATGCTAATGTTTCTTTAGCTGTTTGCCCACTGAGCAGACGACCAGTATTTATAACATTTCTAATATTTTCAGTTATTTCTTCTATTCTTCTAGATAGTTGTTCTATTTCTAGGCTATATGAAATTCTTCTTTGCTCGAAGATATTTGCAATAGTAGAATTAAGACTAACAGTATTATTTACTTTTTCTAAATCAGCAATCTTATTGGTTAATTGAGTTTGTAGAGTTGATATTTTGTCCTTCTCATCTTTAATTGAAATGATATCGCCTGTAAGAGATATAAAATTATCATTCTCTACTTCTGTAAAATAATCTGCTTTTAGTTCAAAAATACCATTTTTTGAATTATTTTGCAAGTTTATCCAAGATGATAACATGAAAGAGTTATTCCATCTTTCAAGCATAATTTCAGATGTATCTGGAGGTGATGACCAATTCCAATTGAATGCCTTGCTTAATCCAACTTTAATGCCTTGAATTTGAGTATTATCTGATAGATTTGTAATAAGTTCGTTTAGTCCGATAGACAAATTGATCTTATCTTCTGAATTCAATTGTATAACAGGATATGGCTCTCTACAATTCCAATTATTGGATAGTTCAGAATCGATTGATACTGGCTCTTCGAGAATAAACATCTTGTCTTCAGAAACAATACTGGTTATCTGATTAGCTAAAACAGTATTATACTTGGCATTGAAAAGTTCGTTCCAATTAAGAGCATTATTAGGCTGAGCATTAATTTCAGAAATATCTAATTTAGATACTCCATCCCAAGATAAATAACTCATTTCCTTATAATCATGATGCCTCTTGCCGCTAGCATCATTCTCTTTGATAGCACCTTTTAGTTCTAAGAAATTCTTATTTTCAGTTCTAAAGTTACCAGAATTTTGATTAATATAAAAATCTATATGAGTAGAAATATTAAACTCTGGAGTTAGAGAATAATCCTTTCCTATAGCTCTTGTGTCTTCAGAATATTCTTCATATGAAGAATACCAAGGAGAATTATTAGAAATCTCAGCAGCTTTCCATAACCAAGATTTTTCTTTTGCTAGAATACTTCTTGGATTATATATAAATTGCATTGTCGGTCTTGGAGATAACCAAGAATTTTCCGACTCAATATCAAATTCTGCAATATTATTACTTTCGTTCGTACGGTATTCGTACGTGTAACCATTATACTGAGAATCTCCGGGCCATGAAAGCTCTCCTCTCAAATCAATATTTTCTTCGTTTCTTGGTTTATATTCTAGAGCCCAAACAGAACTTCTTCTCAAGGGCCAACCAAAAGCGTTAAGTGAGACACTATCAGAAGGCTTATCTGGGTTCCATGAGGTTCTTTCTCTCGCATCCTCAGAGCCCCAAAACGTTCTTATTTCTGATGCCCTAGCATCATAGCCATGATATCCTTTGTCTTCTTTATAGAATTTTCTTCTTCTTGTTCTATCTAAGCCAACGTTTCTATGTTTAGGGAATATATTTTCTTCATAAATTGTTTCAAATATTCTAAGCTGATACGGATCAGTAATATTACCAGAAATTAAATATTTTTCAGTTAATACATCATATATTTGACGAATATCTTTTTGTAAACCTAATCTTCTTACCAGAAGAGGATTTGCAAAATTCTCCACATTATTGCTATAAGAACTGATTATTGTCTCTGGTAACCTCCACCCACCTTCATTCATTAGAGATTCAGATGTTGGATATCCTACTCTAGAATGAATAGGTTTATTCCATGCGACAACAGGCTCTAAGTAGTGAGTAGTTGTTTGCGCTCTAGATTCTTTAATAGAGATTCTATTATTTCCGTCTTCTATATCTAAATTCTTAGGTAAGTCTAGATTAGAAATAATATTGTGTTTTCTCTGCTTTATGACAATAGGATTTTCTGATCCTCTTATTTGTTTCCAAGAAGGAAATTGATATGGTCCATTTCTCTGATTAAGAACATCGTTAAATGGAATTTCTTCACCATTCTCTCCCATAATTGGAGGCGCTGTAAATGTCTCAGAGGACAGATCCATATTATAGTCAATATTATTGTAAGTGCTAGGGTGTCTAGCTCCTTCAATCTTGTAGAAATTATTTAAGAATGGTAAGCCATCTTCAGTAATTAACCTTTCCATTTGATCTCTTCTAACAACAGACCTTGAAAAGGCAGTTAATTCAGATGGATCTGTTTCAATTGATGGATACTTTGCAGTTATATTAGGGAATTCTGATACATATCCCCAAGGACATAGATCACGTGTAATAATATTCCCATTAATTTCTTCTATAAAAGTTTTTTGTACTGAAGAATTAATCCAAGAATATTGAAAGTCTGAACGTGGAATCTGATGAGATACAAATGCATTATCTCTAGAAACTTTACAAGTCTCTATATCATCAATAATTTCTGGTCTATACGAATTATTTCTATGGTTCTTGTGATAGTTTGCTCGGCATGACGAGTTTAAATCGCCGGGGTTCTCGCAGTCTTCTAAAGGTATACCTCTATGGTAGCTCCTGAAGCCCCACTTCTTAGTGTGATATGTCAGCCAATTCTTTAAAAGAATTCTGACATCAAGATTTCTATAGTTTAATCCGTTATATACAGCAAGCTCTTCAGCTTCAACATCAAGCATGCCACGAGATAACGTATCAGAGCTACCGGGAGCAGAAAATCTCTCAGTAAAAATATGCTCGTTTCTAGCACGAACTGGTAATTTAAAGTCATACAAACCAAGTACCGTCTCGGAATTAGAAGTTGGTGCCTCTTGTATATTTTCTCCCTCTTTCTCTATTAGCCATCTATTATTAATTCTTCTACCAGAAGTTTGTACAACCTGATAGTCGAATCTATAATTACCAAATCCATGTTTAATATTTCTTATATTTATGGGTCTTTTTGCTTTTTCGTCTCGGTAGTACTGAGCTTTAGGCTGTTCTGGGAGAAGGGGAGTATAGGTGCCATTGCTGAAATTCCAAGCCTCTGGTCTATTATCTTCATTATCTTCTCCATCATTCAATGGTACATGTCGACTTTGTAAACCACCAACATGAGTTTTGGTGAAAATACCTTGTAAAGGAATTTCCTTATCATCACCATATGTATCGGAGTGATTGCTATTCCAATATTTCTCATTGGTATCAAATACCTTATTTAACTCAAAGAGAGAGAGTATACTACCATTCATACCATCTCCCTCTAGAGCCAGATTTAGCCTAGAGTGCAGGAAAGGATTCTCAACATCTCGTCGATCAACGCAAACTGAATTAGCTTTATCTTCTGCTTCTATAAAAGAAACAGTATTATTATCAGCGATCTCAGCTCTTACGAAATCTATTTTCTTGCTTCTTCTATTGTTTATTCCAGAGTGTAAATTATTTTGTGGCTCAATATTAAATTTATATGGTGTAGTTAAACTCCTAATAACAAAAGTCTGACCATCATAAGTTCTTCTTTCCCCTGAGATTTCATAAGAAAGATTTCTCTTGATATGGCTTCCAAAGCTTTTAGTATTTATTGAATCTAGTATTTTATTCTTTGATTGATCAACATCGTCATTGCCAGATGTTAGTTCCTCGCCATCTCTTTCTGCTCTAGACTTCCACCATAAGCAATTTTCATTTTCCTGCTCTGTCGCATGACCATGCTTCCAATTGTAAGTTAGTTCATTGATACCAAGCAAAGCAGCTTCTGGTGGTTTCTGCTTAAATTCTAAAGTAGGAAACTTATTCCAGTATTTATTTCTCTCAAGAATATGAGACTCAATAACAGTTCTGATGTCATCAGAGAAATTAGCTGATGCTGGTATCAATTGTTTAATGATATCTCCTATGGAAGAATCTATCCATTTATAAAAATTAATATATCTTTCTATCTTGGGAGATTCTATAAATCTTTGAAAGAACAATTGTCTTAACTTATTAAGATTCTTATACTCCATCCTATAACGATTTACAGGCTCACCTAGCAAATTATTAAATTCAGTTATAGAAGCAAACGCTTCTATAATCTCTTGTGAAATATTTTGATACATGCTCTTTTCTAGAGCCCAGAAATAGTTTACAGGACGACTTAATTTAGTAAAATACTCATCGTCTTCTGAAGCAATATTTATTGTTTCAGAAGGGCCAATAATCTCAGGAAGATTTTGTTTATAAGAAATAAGATAGTTTCTATCAACAACATTTAGATCATCTGGGTAGTAAAAATCACCTTTTCCAGTATATTGTTTTTTAAGAATTTCACTTAGCCAACCATATCTACTATTTTCCGTTGATTCAACTAAAGAGCCTCCAGATACGTCATCAATATAGAAATAAGAATCAGAAAGAATATTACCTGCTTCATCTATTCCATTACTAGGACTTGATTTAGTTACAGTTGCAAAATCCCAATATAAACAAAGAGTATCCATCTCTGGAACTCTTATATCTGCTGATATTTGATAAAAATAGGCATTCTTATAAGGATTTTTCACACCCCAGTTATCAGGATCTTGAGCATGATATTTAATAATATCATTACTCAAATATGATTGCCAATATCTAACTTCTCCTACTTTTACGTCTGAAAAAGTAATAGGACTAATACTATTGTCATTAAAATTACGATACTCAGAACCAAGAAATATTCTCTTATTAGCATTTAATGCTAATTTGGCAATTGACGGCTCTAACTCATATTCTAAATGAAACTCTTTTTGAGTAAGTTCAAGAACCGTATTAATTCCATAAAATTCCAAAAAATATTTAGCACTGTTTTCAGATAAATAAGCTAAATTCGGATTATTATCAACTCTAATTCTTACAGCAAAATTCCATCTTGTATCATCATATACATCTGAAAAGTAATCAGTCTCTAATACTCCATTAGTATATTGGAATTCTGTATTAGGTTCAAATCCCATTCCACGAATATCTAATCTAAACTTTGCATTATTGCTATATTCTTCTTCTTTAATAGCTACAACTCTAAAACCTAGATGAGCATTTTCATACCATGTATAATCATCTTCTTGTTCTTTTGCCTGATGCATACCAAATAGACAACTTGGCTTAGCATCTGTAAACCCAAAGTATATATCATCATACTTTGGATGCTCAATGGGTATTTTCTTAGGAAAAATTATTGATGCTTCAAAAGTAAATGGAATAAAATCAAGGTTTTTTTCCTGATCAGATGAACCGAGAATATAAGATACGCTATGTTCATTATCAGGCTGTTTTGCTTGATAAACTGTCGAATCATATCTATCAGCATCATTAAAGTCTAAAAAGTTCTTTCTAATAGATGTAGAACGATTATTATCTTCAAATTTATATTTGATCTCATTTCCATATAAATTTATTTTGATGATGTCGTCGCCTATGCCAAAACATCTAAATAAATTTCGAAATGATTTTTCTGTTCCCTTTGACTTATAGATAGCAATAATATTATTATATATGTTTTGATATATTAAGTTTTTAACATTATATAACTTCTCTTCATAGAATGTATCTTCATCTCTATTAAGAAGCCTTTCCAATATCGATGCATCAATAAAAATATCTGGAGTCGATAATCCAAGTGATTCAAGCATTTTTGAAACAAATGGTAATGGCTTATCTCCATTATTATTTGAGTAGTATATATTGCCTAAAGTTGGTAGAGCTTCAATTTGTAAATGCAAAGTATCAAAATAGCTTGATATCATTTGAGTGAGGTTTGATAAACTGCCGTTTGTCTCATCAGCTTCTGCTATCCAACTTGGTATAGAATTTAGTATTGAAGCATTGTTTATCTGGTCGTAGGATAAACCTTCTTCCCTCTTGCTCTGTATAAGAGAAATTACTTCTTTATTTTCTCTATACATAATGGGATCTTTAAATTCTACATTTTTTACTTTCTTCTCGTTAATTGCAGAACCTGTATCTCTTACAGAAAGATCATAATTGATGATGATTCCATTTGAAATTCTTCCTGAATAATCAAGCACCTGCTTATCTAAAGCTGAAATATTTTGGTTATCAGTTATACCTTCATTGAATTTAAAATATACCCCTAATTCAACATTAGAGTTATCAGTATTAGTACCACCATATACTTGTGTTAGCCAATTTCTACCAATTTCTTCTGAATTTCTAATCGATTTCCAGAATCTAAACTCATCAAAAGAGGCCTTTGGACTTCCATAACCATAGAGATTTGATTGAGTATTATTTGATGTTCTGTGTTGTAATGAGCCGATAGTAGCAGTCAAATGATATGATTCAATATCATCTGTAAATGATTTATTTATCTTTGTACCATCAAAGAGTTCTTCGATTAATTTACCATTTATATATAATCTAAAGCATAAAGAGTTTTGAGAATTCACTACAGAAAAAGCATAGTGGTTCCACTCTCCTATGGAATAAGAAGAAGGTAAATTATTTCTATCTCCAATATTACAAAATTCTTTTCCATAACCTGAAGTTACATAACTTACTCTGAATATGGAATTTATTGAATTTTTATCCTCTGGTATCTCTACTAGAAATCTAGAATAGTCAGGTGAACCGTATTGTTGATTATTCCATAAATCAAAAAGACATAAATTACCATCTATAGCCTGTCTGTCTTCATCTAATTTAAACCAGAACTCAACAGTATTTCCTATATTTGCATTAGCATAGAGGTTTACTTCACGATTCTGACTTGGATTCCAAATATTAGAATTACCAAATCCTTCGGGATACTCTCTCCTTAGTTCACCAGTTGGATTATTAGGTGTTGAGTTTGGTCCTCCTTTTACAAAGACAAACTGAGGCGAATTTAAAATTCGATATCCATCATTATAATTAAAGATATTATTATTTTGATTTAATTTTATAAATCCAGTAGTGCGAGGATAAAGATTATCAAATATATATTCATCAATATATGTTGAATTATTATGCCAAGAAGTCTTTTCAGCCAGCGAACCATCATATGGGTAAGTATCAATAATTCTATTAATTGAATCTAAATAATATTTCTCAGCTGAACCATATCTTGCAAACGTACTTGGATTATTAAAATTTATTATATTTCTTGGTATAAAAGTATTTTTCTCTTGATTTCTTTGCTCAAGATATTCTATGGATTCTCCATTTCTTTCAACTGTTTCTTGAAATTTTTCTACACTTAAAATCTGGTATGACTTTTTACCAAATAAGTCTTTGATGCTCATTTTTACTCCACCCTGAACTTGAAAGTTTCTGGCTGTTGTAAGAGATTACCGTCGATCTCGTATTTTAATTCAATTCTATAAGAATATTCTGGCTCTAGAAGATTCATATCAAGATCAAAATAATTGCCTGTCTTATCATAAGACATCAATGTATATTCTCCGTAATCTACTGCAATCTCCTCATCAGCTACTCTAACGATTCTAAAATATGCCTTTTCTACAATAGAATTCTCAATATTTTTGCTCGCCTTGGTATAAATAGTCGGGCTCCAATCTTTTAATCTTGAATATAATCTAAATCTTGCTGTTTCATTTCTAGAATATACATTCTTTAAATTTACGAAATTTGATACATATATTGGAAGTTCTTCGCTCTTTATAGTTCTCGATAAAACTTTTATTTCTTCCGAATACAAGACAATATCTTCTTTAAGCCAATCTAGATAGATTAGATTAATATCTGTATCAATCCTTAATAATGCTTTGTATACTCCAGTTCTTACCCATGAAATATCAGTATAACTTATATAAATTTCATCTTCTGGTCTCTTAAGCGGATTAGAATAAGCTTTAATGCTTAATTCAACTGGTGGGTTAGAAACGTCATTAATGTCCTCAGAAGACTTTAAATATATGGTATTAGTATTTGTCTCATCAGACAAAAGAGGGCTAATTCTATAAAATTTTCCTCTATCATCTTTTTCAGAAGAATTCCAAAGAGCATAAATTGCTGGCCTCTTAAAGAAGAATTCTGTCCCCCGAGCAAAAAATCTCTTTGTATAATATGAAGTAGAATAGAAACTGTCTTCATAATTTGTTTTAAGCTTGATGATAAGACCATTATTTTGTAACGTTCCATCAATCCAAGATTCTACAATATCAGTTATATCAACTTCAAGATCTTCATGTCCTTCAATAAATAATATTTCCTTTTTATACTGCGACTCTGGATCGAAATCTCCACCTTCATTATCCCATTGAGTTTCTTCGTCAGAGTTAATCCAATCTGTCCCCCGCCCGCCACGGCTTGAGCCTCTATCAGAATATTCTTCCATATCTAAGCCGATTCCTTCAGACCATGACTTATTTAATGGAAAAAGCTCTAAACTGTAATCATATGGGAGAGTTTCCCCGTGAGGAGCATTATATAATTTCAATATAAAGTTTACTTGTCCTGAGGGAGGTATTTTTCCACTACTTCTCTGTAGAGAGATGTCATCAACTGAATAATGAATTAATATTCTTGCTTTTTCAATTGTCTCTTGATCCTCATTTTCATTTATAAGAGATGGTATACCTTGTCCATAAATTGAAAATACTTCTAAAATATCAGAAGCTCCCATATTTGAATCTTTACTTCTTGAGCGAAGATTTGGGCGAATAGCATCAGTAATTGTAGTATCTTTTAATGCTAGAAATTTTTTAATTGCCATTATCTAACTACTCCATTTATATCTTGATTCAAGAATTTAATTTCCCAAATACAATTTTTTGGAATTTCTATATATCGTCCATCTGGCGATGTGTTTGCTCTTACATTAAATCTTATATCAGAATAATCACCACCAGATCTTAAACTAATATTTACATTTTTTGTATCAACAACGCCTTCAACATCATTAAGTATTTTATAGATATCAGTAATAAAAAATGGTTCACCTATCTCGGGATGCTTAGCATAATATCTCTTTAAAGCTGAAACACAAGATTGTAGAACTTCAATAGATTCTTTTTCTTGATGAGCCAATATTTCGAAATTAATTGCAAGATTAATTATCTTTGCATTTAATATGTCAATTGTATCATTGACCATTTTATTTTTATTTAACCAAGTCTTAATATTATTTTTGATAGTATCGTTTGTTGATTCAAGGCTATAATTTTTTGATTCAGATATGACATATAAATTTAAATTTCTCTTTAAAGAATCCGTATCTCTATACAATTTACATCTCTTAATAGAACCAAAGTTTGATGGCATAGCATATGTTATTGCTTCATAATCTTTTGATGTAACTGCTCTATTTTGAGTTGAAAAATTATCTATTATTCTTCTTTTTAATTCTTCACTTGTAGGTAATTTAACATCTCCTAAAATAGGCTCTTCGTTAATACATTCTAGACTTCTCATAACTGCATTCATTTCAGTTGTAACTAATAAATTTCTATTTTTAAATTCGAATATTGGAGAAACTACATTTGTTACAGTGCCAGTAAGTGCATTGACATCCTGCGGGCTATTGATTCTATAAGCTATCTGAAGATTAGTATTTGAAGGAGATACGCCGAATTGATCTGACTCAACAAGCTTGTGGGGATCAAAAGAATCATCCGTAATATATGGAGTACCATGTCTTCTCAAAACTACGCTTGCTGGATCTATAAAAGAAGAGTTAAACCTTAAATCTAACTCTGTTTCATAATCATATCCTCCTCCAAAAACTAGCGTAGTTTTTTGTCTATCTTTTTCAGTAATAAATCTTCTAGCTACTTGGAAAGGTTTTAAAATATCTTCGTTCTCACCTCGTACAGATTTATAGATGGTATCTTGTGACAAATATTCTACTTCGTAATACTCATGGCCTTCAGAATCAAAAACAGAAACTATTTCTGCAATATTTGAAGCATTTAAAGTTATTTTTTTAAATCTTTCATATTGACCTACTCTAATGAACTCTTCGGAATATCTTCCAGATATTACTCTTCCTCTAGCTTTTATAGCATACGCAGAAGGAATACCAGTAACAGGATCATTACGAGCTACACGTACTTCATTATTTGGATCGCCAAAATTAACATTTTCATCTAATGTAAAATAAGATCCAACTAAAGATTTAAATTGAGATTTTTTCTTCAAAATAGGTAAATATCTTACATCCGGACCTGAACCTGAAAAATCAGCTGGACATAAGATATAGAAAGTGCATATTCCAAAAGATGAAGGATTTCCTTTAAATTTAAAACCTAATTGTCGACCAAGTTTAATGATATTGTCGTATTCCAATGCTGTTTCAAGGAAACTTTCATTTGCTTGATAATCGACATAATATGATAGTATATCTCCAACATATGCTACTGTATCAAGCATTAGAGAACCAAAAGAAGCTTCACTGAAATCTCTAAATGTTTCGGGGTAATATCTTTTGGCGTAATCAACTAAGGATTGCTTAATTGAATTAAATTCTCTATCAGTATATTTAATTGGTACTATTTTTTTAGGCATTTAAAATTCCTCATTTTAAATAAAAATACCTTTGTCTTTATCAAAGATAATATTTATATTCGAATCAACTGTAAGAGGAGATATATGATAATTTATTTCTATTTTTATATATTCTCTGGGTAATTCGGGAGAAGTATCATTAGTCAATATGTTAACGTTTCTAACGATAATTGAAGGCAAATATTTACTTAGCTGTGAATATATTCTAGAGATTATATCTGAATGAACTTGTATTATGTTAGGTTGAAATAAAAATCTTTTTAATCCAACTCCAAAATCAGGGTACATTATTCTTTCGCCGGGAGAAGTCAATAATATCATTTTAATATTTTGCTTTATCAGCTCTATGAATGTTAGATTCATAGCATATCCATTTTTAGTGATATCATAAACAACCGGTAACTTCGGTGAAAGAGCTTTAATCATTTAAAATTGTCCTCATTATAAGTATCAACTTTTTATTTTATTTCTTATTTGTTGCTAGAAGATAATATCTTTTCTTCTAGTTCATCTATTTGCATTTCAATATCATTCGAATATGATTCACAAATATCTTCTATTGTTTTACTTTGGTCTTGTTCATTTACAGAGCCTTCAGTTTCTTCTGATGAATTATCATCACATATAATTTGGTCTATAACGTTTAAGGCTAAATAAGTAAAACCAAGCGTAGTTAATGGCGGTCCAATTCCAATACCAGTTGGTGGGGTTCCAAATATTGTTGGAGGAAGTAATCCAAGTACAATGGATGCCATTGGTACAACCTGACCATGTGATTCTGCTAAATCATATATTTGTTTGGCTACCTTAATAGCTGGATCTGAATGTTCTACAAATTTATCAAAAATAATTTTTGGTGTTTTTACTGCCATCTGTCTTATGGCAGATAAGTCTAGGCCCATATCAATGCCATCTATCTTTAAACCTATCTTTCTCTTTAAACAGCCAATACCAAATTTAAAATATTCATCAATTGACTTTGATAATTCTCTATTAGATGGCTGTTGAGAAATTTTAAAGCTAGAAGTCTTCATTAGACTCATAAAGCTACGGTATAGCTGTTCTTTGCTACCAGCAAATATATATTTTGTACCAGAATGATTTGCTACCGACATCATCGTATAAACAGTCATAATACCTAAAAATCTTTCTATAGGAATAGAAAATTTAAAAATAGTCTGGTATGCGTCGCTCTCGACCATCTTCTCACGAAGAGGTATGAAAATTTCATTATAATAATTTTCCCAATCCTCCTCTCCTAAGTCCAATAGAGAACGATTTTTAATATCATTTTCAAAATAGCTTCCATAACTCTCTATCAAAGGTACAGGGAAGAAATATCTTGTTTCAATAACATTCTCAATATTGTTAAATAAATTTACTTGCTTCTCTTCAGTATAAAAGGTTCTATATTTTTTACTCATATTTTTTAATGAGTTTAAAACAACCTCAGAAGGCTTTGGCGGTTGATATTCCTTATTATCAATACCCATAATATTCTTGTCATATGGAAGATAACTTAATCTAAGGCCCGGCTCTATCAAAGAAAAATAATTCCCAACTTTCCACTTATCTTGAGAATAATCAAAGATATCTGTATATTCTTCGCTATATTGTCTAAAAATAGATACTCCATCTATACTTGAATTCAATATATTTCTAACAAATGAATCATGAAAACTCTTCATTTTATTATTCATTTCTTCTATATTAAGATAGACTTCATATTCTTCTGCTGAAGAAATATTTTCTTCCCAAGCTAACTTTAAAGAGTCATTGATTATTTTTTTCAAAGTTTGTTCTTCAACTGAAAGGTTGAAAATGTCCTGTCTATCAAGTAGCATTGAAGAGAGTGAATCTACAGCTGATGAAAAATCATATTTTCGTATTAAACGATAAAACTTCTCTAAAAAGAGATTTCCATTTTTAATATTAAAGTTATTTTCTTGCCTTATTGCATTTTGTATTTCAGATACAAATCGATTATTGTTTTCCTTCTGTAATTCTACAGTAGGCAACCAATCTTTAATCATTTTATCATGCATATTAAAAGAAGAATTAAAATTAATATTTTTTAATGGCGAACTTTCATCTTGTAGAAAGATTTGCTTCATTTCGAATGCAATAACAGCAAATTCACGAATAATCATATTCTTTAAGTTCTTTTTAAAGAATTTTTGGTACTCTTCTTCTAGATTTGCATTTTCATCCATTTCTGATAAGATTTGATCATTATTCAAATTTCTATTATTAACAACTTTCACTATATCTTCATAATATGAAGATTGATATTTTTTTAATTCATCTATTATATTGGTAGAAATAAATTCAATGACATAATCATCAATACCATTTTGAAATGAAAACTCAGAGAATACGAATATGCCTCTTAAAAAATAATCTAATACATAAATTTTTATGGTCAAATCGATAACAATATCAATAAGTGATTTATTGACTGGGTTGTCATAACCATTCTTTTCTTCATTTAAATCTTCATCTTCTAGACCATCAATAAGTGAGCAAAAGCCTCCATTTTTTTCGAAATTAATCTGAGCCTTTTTTACCATCTTATCAAGAGATAAAATATCAGGATTAATATTACAAATTTTTTCAAATGAATTCTGCTTACGATTAAAGTTTATTTTTTCTAATAATGTACTATTGGTTTTTATACCACTCTTTTGTGGATCTTTATTATTCTTAGCCGATTCAGAATCGAAGAACAATAATGAATTAGATATTTGCTTTGCTAACAAAGACATCAAATCATTTGCTATATTGGGTTGTACAGCTCTTGAATAATATTCATATATCTCATCCAAGTACTTTTTATGCTCATCTAATAAGCGACCATTATTGTCTCTAGTAAAATGTTCTCTCAAAATATTCTTTACATATAATCCAAATACAGAATATTGTAATGGTATTTTATTTGTATTTTGTTCTGTTCCTAATAAGCTATCAGCACAACTAGAAGATTCATATAAAGGCCTTAAAATATTCCATACCTCTGGTATGGCCATATAGGATATAATATATTCACACCTCTCTTTGCCACTTAAGTTCATAGCTTCTCTTAAAGCTTGTTGAGGACTTATTAAAGGATCAAATTCTCTATCGAAATGAAATTCATGAACAAGGAGATTCGCATTAGGCGGGCATAATGCACTATAGCTAGCATATACTCTAACTATAGTTGTATTATTATGATTTTCTGTTATAACTCTCGTAGTACCAGAAAAATTAGGATTCAGCGCTTCCTGTAATGAAATCGAAGAGGAATTATTTGGATCATTTACTTCAGTATTAATAGCTATGCCTAAGTTACTGAAATTATTTAATGATATTAATCTTGATATATATCTTTTTATAGATAAAGGAAGTTTTTTTTCTATCCTTGATATTAAATAAGGCTCAGTTTGTGCAGGATTATCGCCATTTGTCTGCATAATTTGTGAATATATTTCTATTTGAAATATTTCATTCTCGATATCATCAATGCTGCCTTTATCCCATAGATTTTTATATCTTATCTTCCAAATAGGATAGCTTTTAATAAGTTCTTCATAATTTAATTCAATTTTATCTTCCTCGACTTCAACTAAACTCTTTAATCCATCAGCCATTTTTTTGATCGATTCATGGTCTGGAACCAGCGTTAATTCGTAATAGACTCCACTATCATCCATTCTTGTATTAAAAGAATCAGTATATTCTAGATTAGAGAGATTCTTTTTTGCATATGGACATACAACTTTCATTGTTGTTTCTTTTGTAACTTTTTTATTTCTTGCAAGTGGCTCTTTTCCAAAACCAGTATCAAAAGGCAAATCATATCCTTGTGCTTCCATTCTCTTAATTTCTGGGTTCCATGTCAATTTTCCATTTCTATATATAACTGCATCTATTATTTCATTCTTTCTTATATTGGATATCATAAAATCATGATATGAATTGATATCAGAGTCAAAAGACATAGATATCGTTTCCAAGTTAGATCTAACTACCATCTCCAACATATGATCAAATGTGTCATCTTTAAGAGATATTGAGCTTCCTTTCTGCTTAGAACAAAATAAATCTTCAACAATATTATTATTTTGTAAAGCATTAGTTGAAAAAGTATCCAATACAGAATTGATATACCTCATCTTCTTTTGTTTTCTGATTCTACTTTTTTCTAAAATTTCATCTAATTGCTCTTTAGTTATGCTAGTATCTTTTGAATATACTATATTCATATCAATATCTAAATTAGATGGTTCTGATAATCGTTCATTATTAGTAATATTGATTGTATCAATTAATTTACTATCTACAATATCTCCAATTGAAGACATAAAGTCTTTAATTTTAGTCTTTGAATTAAAGACTTTTGAATATTTCGGATATCTTTTATCTATTAAAATTCTAACTTTAGTTAGAAGCGGATCGCTGGCATCTCCCTTTAATAGACTAGCTAATTCAGCTGAATTTAACATAAGAGAAATATCATTAAATAATGAATTAAATTCCTTGATATTTCCATCTTTAATGCCAGAAATCTTAGAAATTTCAGAAATATAATTATCAAGATTTTTATATGATTGATCAACTGAAGAAAATTTCTTTTCGTTTGATTTCTTTAACATCGATATTATATTATCATCATGGCTATTAGCAGAAACGTTTATTTTTATTTGCAATAATGAATTTATAAATTCTTTAATTAAGGTAACAAATATATCATTGAAATAATCAATCATAGTATTATAAATAATTTTCGAAAATCCTTTATTTTCATCAATAGTAGGATACTCATCAGATATCTTAACTGTACCAACTTTTGGTAAAGTATTTCTTTTGAATAAAGATTCAATCGATTCAATGTCATATGTTGATAGCTTATTATTAAGTAAGATTTGTTTTTTATATTGAGGATATAGAGAAATTATTTTCCACGCCACCTTAGGCGCACTGGTTGGAGCTTTAAAAGCTGTAATATCAATTTCAGTATTCAAAACAATTTTGTATAACTGTTCTATTTTTATTTTTCCAAAACCATCAACATTTATTTCAATTTTAAATATTTCATCTTTATTATACTTTACTGTATTAGTTCTCTCCGAAGGAGAGCCGCCGGCAGAGCCGGTGGGACCAGCCAAAGATGTATCAAAATCATAAGAGAAGAAATCATATATTGAATTCTTACTACCTTTTTCATATTCTTCTGAAAGAGACAACAAGATATTTTTAATCTTTGATTTTCCAATAGTTGGAATAACTATCTCTCTTTCTATAAGATTTTTGAATTGTTCTTCTTCAATAAAAGGCCGAAGCTGGCCGAGCGGTAGTTCAGGGTCGCCCACAAACATCACGGCATCTTTTGGGACGTCTTCTTCTATGCTTTCCTCTTCTTCTGATTCTTTTAAATCTTTGATCAAATCAAGACCAGTAAGTGAATGTACGATATCTTTTAATTCTATCTTACCTAAGATCTTTTCAAATGCTTGATCTACGCCAGTAATTTCTTCTATAATATTAGTTAAATTAGCTATTATTTGATCTTCTACGTTATCAACTGCATTAATAGCATAATTTGCTACTTCTTGTCGTATTTCGTTATTTAAGAATATTTTTTCTTCTTTGGCTAGTTCTGAAGATGATTTCAATGATTTTTTTATAGCTCTTATCTTATGTCTACCGTCAATAGACATACTTCTTGCTATATTTAATTCATTGATAGCAGAGTCAACTTTAGATAAAATATTACCCTTTTTCTTCTTCAAGGAAGAAGGACTAATATTAATCAAAGGAAAATCTGTATATTTTTGCAGGAATTCAGACCATGTTATTTTTTGATTATAATCATTTTCAATTTCATTTAAATGAAATAAATACTTTATTGTCCTTTGTGAATCATTTGGTTCAGAGTCTATAAAAGAATCAAAACCAATTTTTATTGGTTCATAAGTATTATTTATTTCATATGAAATTGATTGTGGTTTATAATCTAAATCTACAACATATTCTAAAGAATTAATTGAATTTAAATTCAAATTATTTTTTCCCAATAGAATATTCAACGTTGCAATAAATTTATTTAATCTTTTTGCTTCTTTAGTGAGATCAATATTTAGATTAATCTCTGAATTAGAAATTTGTCTATCCCATACATGAAAGTATTTAACAACGTTTCCTATTTTATTAAGAAACGAAGAATCACCAGATGTATATAATATTATTTTTTTTATACCATCAGGAATTGCATTCTTTGCTTTTTGCATCTTCTTGAGATATTTCTCTTCTATAGAGATCAAAGCTTTCATATTTTCCAAATATTTATCGGAAACATGATAGTCTTCTACTGCAATAACTCCAATAGCAGATATGACCATATCAAGATATTGGTCAGAGGAATCGATTCCTAAATCTGAAAGAATTATTCTGGCTGCTTCTTTTCGTGAGTTTTTAAGTCTAGGAATTAAATTTTCACCTCCAGTAGAGGGAAATCCAGTATCGTATGGTATATACCACTTAGTATCTTGCTTATTATAATAAGGCTTATTTATCTCTTTTTCAGTCCAATCGATCTCTATAATAGATAATATATTCTTTTTATCTTTTTTAATACATTCATAGTCAAGATACACATAATCAGAATTAGGTAATTTTTCTAAATTATAACCTTTTTCTTTTTTTAAAAATGAAAAAGTTTGATTATGCTTTATATAATGCCATTGGCAGTCATCTCCCACACCTTGTTCTAATAAAATTATTTCGTCATCATCTCTTAACGAAGAAATAACTTCTGAATCGGAATTAGCATTTCTTCTTGTATAAAAAGAATTTTGCTTATTTGATATTTTTATTTTATGTGTGTTTTTATCAGGAAATGATTTTATAGGTAAATTAGTCATATAGATTTCCTTTTAATTTAAATTATTATATCTTGACAAGATCCAATCAGACGATTGAGATTTGAGGTATTTTACCTTAAATAATTCTAAATTAACTCTATTTAGAATTAATGATACTTCTGTTTTAGTAAAGTGTTCCAATGAAATTTTTGGACCTAAATTTTTTAAAGTTTCTGAAGGTGTAGTTGGTCTTCCCTCAAAAGGAGAATAATGAAAATGAGTTGCTATAGCGTCGTTAAACTCCATTTGTTTTCTTAAAAAATGAGCTACTATGCTATTTAATTTACTCGTATGTTTAACTAGCTTTTCCAAAGAAGCAGTTAACTTCTTTCCTTTTACCATTGGTTCAAGCTCTTTATCATCGTTTCCTGCAATTAAATCTATTCCATGAACAGATTTAACTTCACCAGATGCAGAGTTTTGTGCATCTGTTCTAGTTATTAATTTTATTCCCTCTCTAGCTATTATCCTAACTGCATCAGCTTTAATTCCTATACCAGATCTGGCTATTGAATTTGCCATAGAGCCATTTGATAAATTAAAATTTTCATCAATATCTGTTTTTTGACTTAAATATATTCTTGCTGCATCTCTAATAAAATCCGGATCGCATACAGCTTTTTCTTTATTTGGCGTTTTCTCAACAGCATCTCTACCCATTCTGCCAACAACTATATCGATCGATCCAGCATGTGTATGACCTCGGCCGGCATACCCACTCGCTCTGCTACCCGGTCTATCTCTTCCTAAAACTATAGAAGAGTTATTAGCATTTTGAATAACTTTTTCACATCCTGCTTTGATAAGTTCCGGTACCCCTTCCCTCATGGGTTCACAAAATAAACCATTTCCTTTTGGATCTAAATTAAGTCTTTTATTTGCGATATCGTCAATTGATGCTTTTTCAATAGCCTTTATAGTATCAGTCATATTTATACATCCTGTTGTGGTCCTAAGAATGATGGTCTCCAAGTTCTATTTCTATGCTTCCATGTAGGAGCTCTCTGTAGTTCTTCTTCGGAATGTACTTTAGTTAAAGTTTGAGCCCATGTATCTCCAATATTTATGCCATCTTCGAATTGAAAATGCCACCATTCAGAGGCATCACCTCCTCTACAATTTTTTAGATAATCTTGTATAGGAGAAATTGGCTGAAATCCATATGACATTAATATTGCAGTTAAGTTAATAAAATTACCTGTTACTAATGAACCACTAGGACCACCGCCACTTCCTTTATCGCATCTTAAAGCTTCAAGTGAAAGAGATTGAACCTTGTGGCCAGATACTTCTGTTCCTGCTGGTTTATCAGACCTAGCCCATATAATAAAGGTAACTTTAATTCCTCGCTTATTTTTAATGCTATTATCTTTATTTAAAGTTATAATATATTCACAATTTTGAGTAGCTTTTGCTTCTGTAGAAGCAGATCCTCTGTCTGAACCATCTCCTAATGTTCCGGAACTCATATCTAAATCAAATGCTAAATAAGTATAATGCATCGATGTTTGTGATACATTACCATTTCCGCCGCTAGGATATGATGAAAGACTTCTATTACTCTGTCCTAAAATAACAAGTCCGCCTAATTGATTAACAATATTTTTTACGTTCTGCATAGCTCGACCAGCGTCTTCTCGAAAATTCATTGTTGAATTTCTTGGACGAGAACCGTTTCTATATGAGTCATTAGGAATAGTAATAATTTTTGCTTTTGGCTTTGTTAGAGCGAGATTACCATTATATGAGGAAATACTTGTTACACCATTATTATCGCATGGTTGTGCTGGAATTATACCTACTGCAACTTGCCCCGCAGATTCTGAATCTGAAGGTACTGTAGGAGCAGCTTCCGTAGGGGTAGGTGGTTTATAGTTTGGCAAACTTTTAACAACTGAACTTATTATATCGCCAGCTAATGTGCATGCAGCAATATGATTTCTATATGGGTTTATTTCTTGTCTAAATCCATAGCTCTCTCCACGTGCTCTAAAATATATTTGCTCAGGGAATCTATTAACTAATTCTTGTAATCTAGTAAATTTTCCTGTTCCAAGACTATTTCCAGTTATATATAATCCTCCACCTTCTAAAAGACTTTGAACTTCGCTCAGCGCTTTATTATCTGTTTCCTCGCTCCAATATCTTTCAGTTGAAATTATTCTTCTCCTATCAACTCCATCTCTAGCTAATCTAGTAAAATGTTCAGCTGATTTAGAAAAAATAACTATAGGTATATTAGGTATTTCTCTTGCTGCTTTGATTAACTTGTCATATTCCATATGACCAAAGCTAAGAATTTGAAATTCTCCCATCCCTTTTTTAAAAGCATTAATATGATTACTTCTAGCCCAGCGTGATTCTTCTAATCCAGCACTAAAAATTGCTTTATAAACTCCAGCATTTGATAATAGGGAAGGTAAATTATTTTTATTCATGCCATTGCCTGTAGCAGAATTTATTTGAGCAGTACCGGATGAATTACAAAAAGTTGAAGAAGCACTTGCTCCATGCGATGGAGGAGTTGGAGGTGAAAATATTTTTCCAAGATATATTGGCTCTTCAAATGTTTTTCTATTACCATAGTCAGCCCATACGACATCGCCGGCTTTTGCCGATTCCAGATCAGCTGACTTAGCAATAAAAGTTGGGTATAAACCAACTTTTACTATTTCTGGGTCTCTGATAGTAGTATCATATGGAAACCATTTTGTAGGCTGAGGTAAGTGCGCATGCAACTCAGGTATCATTATTTTATATCTTTTTAAAGAATAAGGTAATGTTTGCTTATTCGAACCATCACCTTTATTTGCAAAATAATTGTTTAACCAAGAATTGACCGGGATAGGAGCACTTTCATCACCTGTTATATCTGGTAACTCCATTAAAACTATTCCACGCCATGGACCAGTTCCAGCAACGGAATCTGTGTCCAGAGTAGACAAAATCATTTCTTTTAAATTTTTTAGAGTTCCACCGTTTTGAAAATCATAATTTTTCCTAAATTTATTAGGCTTTACATTTGGATTTAAAACGCCGGGCGAAACTGATTCAGGAAGTTCATCACTTAAACTCATCGTTTATCATTCTCCCTGTCCTTCTTCAGAGTCAGGTTGAATACCTCCCTTGATGATTTCATATATTTCCTCTTTTAACTCAGAGGTTATATTTACATTAGAGCCTGTTTCACGGTTAACGATAGATGTAATCTTGACCAACTGTTCATTTGATCTTTGTAAGGTCTCAAGATATTTAGCAGCAATCAGACCAACAGATTGATGATCTGAATTGCTTGTCATATTCTTAAGAAGATCAGTTAAAAGTTTCGAAGCTAAAGAACGATCATCTCTAATATTTCTTGTTGCTTCATCAATATATCCTTTTAGTTTTTTATCCATTTCATATGACCTCAAAGATTACCATCATTCCAATCTGAAATAAATAGCTTATACTTATTTCTTAATTTATTTAGATTGTTGACAACTTGCTTTGTATTTAAACCTGTCAATTCTCTGATGTACAAATAAATAGCTTTCTTATTAAATATTTCAATATAATCTGGGTTTTCTAATAAAACCAATATTGCTTTATAAACTTTTTCTTCATTTGGCTTCATGGGCATATTAGCCCAGTCTTCTATTTCTTGAAGAAGAAGTTCTCTAAATTCCCACCCTTCTCTATCCTTATGATAGGGATTGTGAGTTATCATATAATTTTCTTCAATAACTCTCGGTAATTCATCAAAGGTTATTTCTTTCTTATTTCTATAAGTATTCTTTTTTACCTTATGAATAAACCAATTTTTTGTTATAACCGAAAAATAAGAAAAGGCTTTCGACCCCTTATCAGAATTAAATTTCTGTAAGACAGTCGTAAGCCATACTTTGCAATCTGCTTTTAAATCTTCAATATTTGGTAACGTTGTGAATTTATATGTAAACACAATTTTATCTACCATCTCATTAAAGGCAGGTTGTATTAATCTTCGATATAATTCTTCTTTTTCAGAATTATTTGTCGAAGTTACATAAGTCAAAATTGCATCTTCATGCTCTTTTGTAAAATATAATTTCTTGTTATTCAATTTTTTCCTTCTTCTTTTTCTTTTCTTCTCTTCAGTCATCTTCTTCTTCGTCTTCCTCTAGCGGCATTTGTTCTCCGGTAAATATATCATTCTCACTTTTTTCTAGAAAAGTAAGTAAATCTTTACTGTGCGCTAGAAGTCGACCAATGGTGTCATCACCATAGAACAAAGGAAGTTCATGGATATTATTTAAATGAATAGCAAACTTCCTTATTTCCAAAAAGACTTGTCTTCTTTCGTTAAGAAGAAGAGACATCTTTGAAATGATTTTCCTGACATACCATATCATTATTCCTACAGAAGTAATCGAAATCAAAGTCATAAGAATAAGAATGATATCAAACAATGTACTCATGGATTATATTCCTTTGTATATTCTCCCTTGTCTTCCTTTACCATTTGCTTAGCTTCTTCGATTGCTCTCTTTACTTCTGAGCCGATCTGCTTCTCAGCTATCATACTCTTTTCAGCTGAAATAATTGGCAAAATCCTAACAAGGGTTTGCTTGGAGCACTTAGGACACTCTGTCCTATTATCATTCATGGAATGCCTAACATCTAAGGCGAAATTACATGAATCGCATTCATAATGATATCTTGGCATTAGTCATCCACCTCAGTTAGAACTACATTTGCGCCAGCCTTGATAATAGGCGGATTCTTTACAACTAACTCTGAATCGTTAAGAGTCTCAAAATTAAATCCCTTAAGAACAGGGACAATATCCGACTGTTCCATTAAGCTCTTCTGTAGAGCCATCATAATAGCACCCATAGCCTGATCTGATAAAATCATACAATTATCTCCTTGATTGAATAGATTAGTATAACAATTTATAACAATTGTTAAGGAATTTAATTCCTTTTGCAATGTTCAGTGTTATAGAACTCGCACGTGCCATATTGTGTCTTGCACGAGAGTCTGTTCTTTACATAGTTTTCGTTAAGAATATTGAAAATAGCACTGTTCAATAGTTTGAGAGCATTTCCTACCTTCTTAGCTCCTGAAGAAACTTCAAATATCTCTACCTGATCCTTATTGGCTGTTCTCTTAAGAAGAGCGAAATGAGTCTTAATTAGCTCATGGTCGATATTATGCTTTTGAGCATAGAAGTTCTTATATAGAGTTAGCTGATATGTCGTCATCGTATCAGTTCTCTTTTTCATGTCCCATCCCCAAGAGCAAGTCTTCCAGTCAATAATATGGATCTTCCCATCTGGTGTCTTAAGTACGAGATCGATAAAGCCCTTGAAGTTATAATCTTCAACTTCTTGAATCTTTTCCATCAGGTCTTCTTCCGTCTTTAAGATCTCATATCCATCAGTAAAATAAGCATTCAATGCAGGAATGATTCTCTTGGAGATTTCACCGCCTGCAACTCTCATTTGCTCAATAGATTTTTCATCAAGCTTCTCTACTGTTTCCTTAGGAAGTTTCTTTAGCTCATCAAAGAACAAATCTTCAAAATATTTGACTTCATCGATAGTTTGGTCGAGAAGCTTCTTCTCGCAAGCTCCGTGTACAGCCGTTCCAAAAGCTGTATACTCATTGCCATTAAATATCTTATTCTTATCGATATTTACGAGTTTATGATACCACGGACAAGTATTCCAGTTTTTGAGTTCAGAAAATGAAATATGAGGCATCTTATACCTCTTCTTCGTTGATGATTTTATTCTTATTCTTTGACTTCTTTCTCTTCTTGATGACGGGAGTCATATCCTCTTCTACTTCGAGAGTTAACTCTTCCTCTTCAGGCTCTTCCTGAACCACGGGCGTAGCATATGATGGGATCTGAATTACCCATTCACCAGAAGCTTCACCAGAACGATTTGTCAAAGTATTTCCAGAGATAATTTTGATCATCTCGGCTCCACCTTCTTCTGCAATTTTCTTAAGGACAGATTCAGTAATCTTCGTAATAGGATGTCTTGCCAAACGATTCTTCAAGGTAACCTTTACATAGGCTAGACCCTTATCCCTATCGACAAGCACTTCCTTATGCTTTATCCAAGTCTTATCATAAGTCATGATATTCTCCTTTTATCCTTCTACTATGCTTTTTATTTTCGAGTATAAGACAGGAGATACTTTCTTTAACTCCATCTTGTCTCCATAGAGATACTCTTCAAGCCCAACAGCAAAATACTCTCTTAGAGAGGTCATAGCATATGGAGTTGGGAATATATCTATGCATAGCAAGCTAAGTTTATCATAGCCGACCTTTTTGTATAGGAATTGATCCAAATTCTTTGAGAACTTTGAATCAAGAAAATCAACGACATTAAATCTATATCCCTCAGCTGCCAAGACTTCTATCATCTTCTTTCTCTTGCGTAGGAACTCAGTCTCAAGATAACCATCAGAATATATTTCCATTCCTGCAAATGATTCAATGGCATGAGCTATTTCATGGATGATATCGTTTACCATCTCATCTTCGCTCGCCTGCTCATTTGTCATGAATATCTTATTGTCTTTATAAACAGCTTTGACTTCTCTACTTATAAGCTCTTCAAACTGACCTACGTAGATTCCTTCTATCTCGCTTGAGACAAAATCAAAAAGGTGTCGAGGTATAAGTTCCTCGATCTTCCTAATAACCGAAATCATATTAATCTCTTCGCCAAGAGAATCCTTTATATAAACATTAATGGAATTGAAAATAGAGTATTCCTTCCTTTCGGAAAGAATCTTCTTGGCTCGGTTTACCAAGTTCTCTCTTATCAATTCCAAATTATTCATATATTAAGAAAGCTCTTTCATTGATTCAACATCTTCAAGAGCTTGTTCATAACCTCGAAGCCAGTTTTCCTCAGCAATAACGATAAGGAAGTCGGGGAATTCTTCTGATAGGACGTTAACGATCATCTCGACAGTAACTTCTCCATTCTCAGGCTGAAGCTTGTTTCCAACATAATCAACAAACATTTCCTTAAGAGGACTATCAGGAGAAACTCCTTTTACTAACAATGGATTATTCATAATGCTCCTTATAAAATCTTGGCTGCTAGAGTAGCTACTTCAGATCTCTCTCCCTTCATCAAGGTAATGTGACCTGTTATATTGAATGGCTTGAACTTTTCTACGGCGTATGTCAATCCATTGGTAGTCTCATCAAGATAGATATTGTCAATCTGTTCAATATCACCCGTAAGAACAATCTTGGTACCTTCTCCTACTCTTGTAATTATAGTCTTTAATTCATGCTTTGTTAAATTCTGGGATTCATCAATAATAATATAAGCATTGGATATCGAGCGTCCTCTGATATAAGTAAGGGCTTCGATTTCAATTACCCCAGTTTCCATGTACATTTCCAACGTTGTCTTGTCATCTCCAAGAAGGAACTGAAGGTTGTCCTGTACGGGCTTAAGCCAAGGTGCCATCTTTTCTTCAAGCGATCCCGGAAGGAATCCAATATCCTTTCCTAAGGGCTGAACCGGTCTTGAAACGATAAGTCTCTTATATGTCTGTTCATCCTTTCCCTTCTTTTCCGATGAGCTTGAATACTTACTCTTCTTTGTTGATATAGGGAAGAAAGCATCAGACTTTGGATCGAGCACCTGATGTAATCCGGCAGCTAAAGCGCAGAGGGTCTTTCCTGAGCCAGCCTTACCAATGAGAGAGACGATTGGAATCGATTTATCAAGCAATAAATCCATCGCAAAACATTGTTCCTTATTTCTTGGAGTCAATCCCCATATGCTCGAAGGATAATCGCTTACGACCTTTTTAAGAGGGGCTAGCTTGCCCATATATCTAGCCAACGCAGTCTTCTTATTGTTTGTATTCGAGATAAGCATCAAGAACTGATTTGGTTCAACGTTATGCTTCTCATCATCAATTCTTATCGGCTCTCCGTCGTAAAAGCGATCGATGTCGGCATCATCAACAAGAATTTCCTTATATCCAGTATAAATCTCATGAGCATTGTTGATGATCTTGCCTGAGAAGTAATCTTCAGCTGGAATTCCTAGAGCATCGCACTTGACTCTCATGTTGATGTCTCGTGAGACAACTGCAACCTTCTTTGAACTATCCAACTTAAGCTCAGTTAAAGCTGTTGCGATGATTTGGTTATCGGAGTCTGAAACTGATAATTCATTTGGTAATACTTCGGGATCAAATCCCTTTACCATGATTGTTCCAAGACCCTTCTTTATTTTTACTCCCTTCTGAAGGGAACCTACGGAGCGTAGATCATCAAAGATCTTGATGATCATTCTTGCGTTAAGACCAACAGAATCTTGTCTCTTCTTATGCCCATCTATCTCCTCAAGAACCTTCATCGGAATAACGATATCATTGTTCTTGAAAGCATAAATTGCGTTGAAGTCAGTTAAATAAACACTGGTATCAAGAATATAAGTTTTCTTTCTCGTCACTTTAAGCCCCTCTTATGTTTAAGACCGTAGATAAAACGGCTATGGTTAAACATAAATAGTTTACCAAAACAAAAGCCCCTTTTTTGTGAAGGGGCTTAGATTAGGATATGTATTAATGATTATTAGGCAACAGCTGCGCCACCAATACGTAGCTTAGAACCTGCATTAAATGTTAGGTCGCCGCCATATCTCATTTGACCTTTTTGTAGTAACGAATATCCAGTGACAATATCTCCGTTTACTGTAACGTCTGATGTTCCAAGTACTCTTCCAGTTCCTGCAACTGATGGAGTGGCATCAGTAAATAAATTAACAGTTGCTCCTGCTGAAATGGTAGTCGTACCGCTATACTCATTATTTGATGCACTTGCTGGGTATAGAGTTGCAGTATTTGAGTTAACTGCAATATTCTTCGCTCCTGAAATTATTGCAGTTACTCTTCCACCTGTCATTGTTACGTTAGATTCAATTGTTGAAGTTCCATTTTCTAATACACCGCCAGACATTGAAATATTTCCTGCCAATGTTCTTGGGATATCTCCATAATCCAATGCTCCCTCAGTTATAGTCGTAAGACCAGTATAATTAACCGTAGCATCAGTAAATGCCCATCTTCCTACGCCTTCTTTTACGATAGAAGTTGGTTGCGAAGCGTCGCTAAGAGCTGAAGCAAAATGATTACTTCCTGTATTTGTACCCTTAAAAGTCAATGTCTTAGAAAGAGGATAGTTATGACTAATGGTTGAATTATAAGATATATGTCCTGTTCCAGATGCATCAAACGATGCAAGAGGACCAGTAAAAAATATAGAACGATTCGTTGAAGCAGGTGATGTGCCATTATACTTCAATGTTCCACTCAATTGGATAGAATTTCCAGCTCCAAGAGAAGAGTTTGTTCCGCTAGCTTGGATATTGCCAGCAGTCAGTGTACCATCGCTAATTACAACTGAGCCTGTAAAGTTATTTGCAGTTGAGCCTAGATTTAATTCTCCTCCGCCTTTCTTATTAATAGCATTTACAGTGCTACCACCTGACATTACATTTGAATTTTGTAAAGTTAAAGATGCTCCCTGAGCAATATCAAAATTAACAGTAGCAGATGTAGCTAACGGAATACTGCCACATATGATCGTATTATTACCTCCGCCTACTGGTACTTGAATTGCATTCGCTCCAGATGAGGATTGCAACGTTAATGTTCTTGTTCCCTTATTTATAATAATATTATTAGATATTTCAATTGTTCCACCAAATTGAGTTATATCTCCTGTGGATGAAGGGCCAAAAGATTGATCATTTTGTGCAGATAATATACCATTATTAATACTAGTAGTGCCTCCATAGGTATTCTGCTCAGTAAGAGTCCATTTACCAGCTCCTGATTTATTAATTGCTAATGTTCCTAAACCAGAATTTTGAATAATATTACTATTAAATACTGAATTATTATTTGTTCCAGATAAACGCAATGTTTGAATAGCACTACTATTGCTTCCGTTCAATAAACTAGCACTGCCGGTCCATGAGGTGGCACCTGAACTGTTATCTGTTAGTGTATGAATAGTGCCGGTACCAGCTGCTTGCGCTTCAAGAATAACAGGTACAGGTACTGTGCCACCAGATGAGGCAAGCGTAAAGTTCGTAATACGCTCAGTTGATCCAGTTTGATAGGTCCTGAACCAGATACGGGCTGCATTAATTGGAATAACATTAACAATGGCGCTAGCAGCTACGCCACCTGCATCAGCTTGCAAATAGAAATTTCCTTTCCATGAAATTACTGAAGTATTATCTGCTAATGTAGTCCCGGCATTATTATAAAAAGCAAGATAAGCATCTGTACTCTGAACTTCTGGTCCTGTAAATGATTTATCAAATGAATGTGCTGTACCACCTTGCCACCCTAGACCGGCTGCGCCAGCGGAGGTAGTGATATTATAACTTGAGATCGATTCAAGGTTGGATGGCGTACCAGTAAGTCCATAACCAATGATTACAAATCCTTGATTAATCGTCACATTTCCAGAAATTGAAGAAGGCGTTTCAAAATAAACAAAACTTCCACCTTCTTTAACAAATCCAGAGGTACCACCGACTGGGGTTTGAAAGCGGATTCCACCAGTTCCGGTTCCCATGTCTAATATTGGTAATACACCGGATGATGTATTTACTAGATTTAACTGGTTAGTGCTGGTACGTGTAATAATTTGCGTACCTAAGCCACCGCTGGTTACAAGCTTGTTAAGAGTAATTAACGGTACCGTAATAGTTACTGTTCCAGCTATAGCAGATGTACCAGTAAATCCAAATTGAGCTGTATCTTCTGCTGTAAATGTATATGCCGTCGGGGAGGATGTTCCAGCTGATGACGTTGACCAATAGGATAAGGTTGTATCCCAGTTGCCGTTTAGTGTGCCAAAGCCAGCAACGGTACCGTTGCGATCGAAGTAACGAATGGCCATATATTTATATCCTCCTTATTTCTTTCTTACGCATTAAGATTTGGATCTAACGGAGGTAATTCTTCAATAATCGGAATTACATCAAAATGATCTACTGCTCCTTCATATGCTGGAAGAGTCTTAAGGTATTCATATGCTACCGTAAACGTGTCGCCATTTATCACTGATATATCTGCTATATGCTCTTCTGCAAAGAATGGATAATCATGGGCAGCTCTTGCTGCTTCGTTTACATATGAACAAACGAAGATATAGCAGTTCATCTTATCGCAGCGAATTGTTTCTATCTTTGAATAAGCTTCGGGATATGAAACTTCATTTACTGTCATGCTTCTTATTAATGCCATTTTATTATCCTCAAGTATTATTTATTACTGTCTTCTGATCTTCGGCTGAGTTGTAGGAGTGAGAATCTTGAAATTGTCTTCTGTAGCTGTTTCAAGCTGATTAAACTCGATGTAATATACTAATAGGCTCGTAGCATCATCTGCGGCTGGTGACTCAATATAGATTGCAGCTCCCTTGAGATCAGTAAAAGTAATTCCCGTCCAAGAAGCACTATCAGTTAATGAGAGGTTAAGAAAAGCACCTTCTTCGTCTTGAGAAGCTGTATCTAAGCTGATTGAGACAGGGATTGTTTTTCTAGTGTATCCATCTTGTCCAATAGTAAGCTCAGAAGATGAAATACTAGCTACTGTATTATGAGATGGTGAAAATACATAATCATTCTTCAAAAGAAGACACTTAACGACTGCTGTATCTACCAATGGTTCTGGTGGATCGTTTTGAAGGCTGGCTCCTACTTTGTTTAATAAAAGAGCTTCAAAAAATGATGGGTAAAATGAACTTGGCATATTATTCTCCTTAAATACATATTGTCTTTCTTAAGACATATTTGTCTCTATAAGTAGATTCTTGTTCATTTATTTTCTTAAAAAAAAGCCCGGCTTTTGACCGGGCTTTAAAATCATATGATTTTATTGTTTATTCTTCGATAAATTCAAGTTGTCTTGAGTCGATGGAAGCGAGAGAAGTGCCATCTTCAAATGATAGATCGTAATATGTTGCAGTTTCCGAATCTCCAAAGAAATCGACCAATGGTCTTTCTCTAGGAGCTTCTCTTAAAACAACATTATCTGGCATCTTTTGATCGCAAATTTCGACTGCACTATCTTCATATTCGAAAAACCATCCTTGAGGAAGTTCAACCCATCCTTCTTCTAATTTTATTCTATAACCATTGAATTTTACTTTCATATTTTATATTCTCCTTTTAATTAATTAGATGTTATAAATTTCATGTTAGGTCTTGTCGTAGTTGATGTACCAGTAGTAAGAGTTGATGAACAAACGCTACTTGTTCCATCCAAACGGTACCATCTAGAAAATGTTGCTCCTGATAAATTACTAGTCTGCACAGATTCATTAGTGTAAGAGCTTAAGGAGTAAGAACAAACTTGAATAACAAGACCAGATGTACCATCCCAAGTATATGGTGTATTTAGCGTATGCTGATTCCATCCGGGATTCGTAGTCATATTCGAAGCAGTAAAAGAAGCAACTCCACCAGCATTAACCCATCCAGCAGATATGGGATTTGTATTTGCTGTTGGATAAACAACCAATTCAAAAGAATTATAAACTACGGCTTTATCAAGAACAACATTAAACCCTATGGAAATAATATTTTTTCCAGTTAAACCAGCATTAGACAATTCAGCTGCTGTTATAAAATATTGTTGCTTAGCAGAATCAAAATAACTACTATATGGGGTAGGGTATGATGTTCCTCCAATTGAAACAGTACCAGTTCCAATAATAAATTCTCCACCAACTATCCACTTTGCATATAAAGTCTGATTTTGTGTTATAGCAACAGCAGTATTTCCAATAATAAGTTGTCCTCCTCCATTAGATTGAGTATACCAGCCATCAAAGAGATATCCTGCTTTCGTTGGAGAACATAAAGTCGGTATATTTTCTCCATCTGTAACAGAGAAGCTAGCTGGTAAACATGCAGATCCCTCTTGTGAATCATAAGTGTAAGTTATACTGTTATAGTTCCATTTTGCATATAACGTATGACTAGTTGTGAGACTTATAATGGTTGATGAATTTATCATATAATTTACATCATATATCTGAGCCGAGGAAAGATAAGTCGAATTGGAACCACCAACAATAAGCACTTTTCCATTGCTTAATAAAGTTGCTGTATGTTTTCGTCTATCTACTTCCAAAGAAGGAGTGTTTGTGGACCAAGTATTAGCTACAGGATCATATATCTGAGCCGAGGAAATATAAGTCAAACTCGAATTGTAACCTCCAACAATAAGCACTTTTTCATTGCTT